CGCCCCTTCGCGGGCGGCTCCCGCGTGCGTCCGCATCCGCTTCTTTTTTCCGGCAGACCGACAAAAGTCAAGAATAAATTGCAAAAAGTTATAAAAAATATTTGACAGGATAAAACCGGGGCGGGTGCAGGGGCGCAAACGCTCCGGTTTTGCCTGCCTCCCTTTACAAAATGGCGCAGAAACTCCGCCGGGGCCTTTGGGAGGCTCCGGCCCGCTCGATGGTGTGCAATTCAGGCGGCCACATACTCCCGGAATAGGTCGCTTGCAGTTTTCCAGCCCAGGACCCGGCGCGGGTAGTTGTTCATCCACCTGGCCGCCTCCGCCACCTCCGCCGGTGTTACGTCGTCAAAGTTGGTCCCCTTTGGGAACCAGCGGCGCAAGATCCGGTTCATGTTCTCGTTGCTGCCTCTTTCATGCGGGGAATACGGGTGGCAGTAATAAACCTTTGTGCGCGGGCTTTTCAGGCGGTAGGACTTTTCTATGCCCTCGCAGTCCATAAACTCGCACCCATTGTCCACGGTAATGGAGCGGAAGATCCGGCGGAAGTCCTTTCCCATTTTTCGCTCCAGGCGGTTCAATGCCCGGACAACACTTTGGGCGGTGTGGTCCGGCACCCGGATCACAATTCCCATCCGCGTCAGGCGTTCGGTCAGGACCAGCAGGGCGGCGCTGGATCCCACCGGCCCCATGACGCTATCCATTTCCCAATGGCCAAACGTCTGCCGGCGCCGTACCTCCGGCGGGCGGTTCTCTATCGTTTCGCCCTTGGGCTGGTTTGCCCAGTCATAACTCTGGCGTTCTGGCCGGCGTTCCCCTTTGTAAAGCAGGTGATCGGCAGACAGTTCCAGGAACACGTCGCCCCGGTAGATGTAGGAATATAACGTGGTTTCGCATATTTGTGTATCGAACTGCAGGCCCTCCGCTTTGATGTAGGCCAGCACGGCGCCGGGGCTGTAATGCTCCTCAATGATCTTTTGCTCCAGGAAGTTGGCCAGGGCAAAGTCCTTTCCCAGTTTAATGTCCGGCCCTTTAGCCCGGAGGTGTTCCTGGTATTTCTGCTCCGCCACGTCCGCGCAGTATTCCTCTTTGAATACATAACCCTCATGTTGCTGGACGCACAGGCCCCGCTTGATCTCATAATAGATCGTTCTTTCACAGCAGCCGATCATGGCGGCGATCTCTTTCGGCTTGGCCCCGGTACGCAGCGCCCCCTCAATTTTCAAACGGTCCGCCGCCTGCAGGTGTTTATATCCCTTATGGTTCATAGGTCCCCCTTTCCTGGGGACGCAAAAGGACGGCGTGGTGTCATTCCCACGCCGTCCTATTCTCTCCCCAGCAGCCACAACACGGGGACCTCCAGCACCTCCGCGATCACCACCGCCTCAAAGTCGGCCACAAATCTGGACCCGCTTTCCATGCGGCTGATCGTGTCCCGCTCCACCATGACGCCCCGCAGTTGCAGCAACTTGCAGAGGTCGCTTTGTGAAAGTCGGCGCTTTAGGCGGGCCTCCCGGATCCGGTCCCCGCATATATTCCTTTTTCCGTGATATTCATAAAACTTCATTGGTTCCCCTCCCGGGTGTGGGAATAGCCAGTATTTTTCTTGATATTAACACGGCCTCGGCGTCAAACCCGTGTTAATAATCAGCACCATAAAATATTGGCCACCCGGATGGGGATTTATTCGTGTTGTCAAAAATGCCCCGGCGCCGTATGACACCGGGGCCTCCTTTATTCTCCCAGGATTTGCTCCGCCAGCGTGTCCATGGCTTTTTCCATGAACTCGTTTAGACTATACCCGGCAGCCTCCGCCGCCGCCCTGTATCTGTCCTTTTTGCCCTTTTTGACGAAAGGGGAAAGTCTGTCGTAATTTGCGGCGTTATACTTGTTTTTCGCTTTTGTCGCCGCCGTGCCCGTTTTCTTTTCCATGGGATCGCCTCCTTTGGCTATATTATAACCGCGTCGCTGTACTTGTGCAAGTATATATATTGCACAATCTTACACAAGTATATTTGTTCATTATTCCGTCTTGAAAATATACTCACACAAGTATATAATGATAATCAGAAAGGGGGTGGTTGACATGGCAAAGCAAAAGAAAAAGCGCCGACGGCGTAAACCGACGGCGCAGGCCAGATACCAGGTTGCAGCTGATATTCTGGCGGGCACAATATCCGGCCTCATAGTCCTGGCAATCCAAAAATTGCTTGACTGGTAAAGGCCAGGGGTGCGGGGCCTGAACCCCGCACCCCAAATATAAAACAAATCGCATGGTTTTGTCAATAGGAGGGCATACAATGAAGTTTCTAATTTCACTCGCTGTTTTCGTGGCGCTGTTCGTCCCGCTCCGGCGGCTGTTTCGGAAAATCTTTTGCAGGGGAGGAAAATAAAATGCTGGTCAAGATCAACGGAAAGTATGGCGCCAGGGTCGGCAATATCCAGGTGTTTACCATGGAACGGGCGGTGGAGGTGTTCCAAATGTTCGTGGCCCGGTGCTATGAAAATCTCACAATGGAAAGCAGTTGCGTCCTCTCCGACGTTTCGGACGATATGCACCGCCTGGGGTTCAGCTGGGCGGAGATCGAGGACATGGAACTGGCGGCAATCCCGCAGTAATAAACCCCCGGCGCCAGGACGGTGCCGGGGGTCCTCTTTATTTATTCCAGTTTGTGATCTGCTCCAGGGCCTCCCGGAGTTTATCAAATCCGAACATAGCCGCGTAACACACGAACACGCCCAGGGCCACGGCCCCGGCCACCATGTACCAGGTGACGGCCCAGCCCATGATCTGGCACACGGCGAAAAACGCCAGCAGGGTCACCACCATGGCCACGATAAAGGCCAGGACATTGGTGGGGATCTTCTCCCAGGTCAATTTTTTAAGCACCTGCACAATGATGTTGGTGGCCACGGTCAGGATCAGGGCTGCCAGCAGGATGGCAGAGATCGCCATGGGGATATACTGCATAATGGTTTCCATGTCTTTGTCCTCCTATGATTTTATTTCACAGCCCCACCCAGGGCGCACAGGAGCGCCCCCAGGCTGGGGAATGTGCCGTAATTGGCCAGCCAGTAGTCCGGCGTATTGATCACGCCAGCGGCCACCAGGGCCGCCACGCCCTCCTCCGGTGTGGCCGTCCGTGTCCCGGCCTTGGTGATCTTCTCCGCCGCCTTAGTCAGCAGAATGTCCAGGTATTTGACCTTGCCGGAGGCTGCGGCCTGCGTCCAGTAGTCCGGGGAGTTGATCACGCCCAGGCGGGCCAGCTTGGCCGTGGCGGCTGCCGCCGCCGTCAAATAGATAACCTGCCCCACATGGATCAGGTTGGGGTTTTTGATCCCGTTGATCTCCGCCAGGGCCTCCACCGTGGCGCCGTATTTCTTGGCAATCTTGCCCAGGGTGTCACCGGCCACGACGGTGTGGGAGGTGACGGCCTGGGGCGTTGCCTGGGGTGCTGCCGGGGCCTCCGCCGCGCTGATCTTCTTTGCAATCGCGGCAAAGTCAGGGCAGATAAACCCACGAATATATTTCCCGTTCACGGCCATGGTGCGCTTGCCCACCTTGCCGCCGGACATATTGCCCTCGGTGACGGTGAACTTTCCGCCGCCGGTGGCGGTGACAATACCGATATGGTCCCCGGCTCCGGTGCAGTCCCCCACGCCATTGTCGTCCCAGTCGTACACGCAGGCGTCCCCGATCTTGGGGGTGTGGGCGTCGTCCTCCACCCAAATGCCCAGGCCCTTGGCCACCAGGGTGTATTTTTCCACCCCGCACTCGGTCCCGGTGTACTCTGCGATCCCGGCCTTGATGTATGCCGCGCTGGCGGTGGTGGCGCAATAGGCGTCCGTCACTTTCACGGTGTAACCCCTGGCCAGCGGGCGGTGGGTGTTGTAAATCTCCAGGATCTCCAGGTGCTTGGCGCTGCCTTTGGTGGCGCCCACCCATGCGTTGATAATGTCGGCAACTTTCTGCCGCAGTTCGTTTTCTGTCATTGGTATAACCTCCGATCACACGCCAACGTCCGGCGGTTCTTCTCGCTCCACGGGCGCCTCCGGGGCGCCCTGGGCGCTCCCGCTCGGTGCGCCAGCCTTTTCCTTGCTGGTCTTGATCCAGCCCATCACGCCGTTTTCCAGGCCGCAGACGCCAAACACACAGGCCGTCAGGGTGGTGGGTTCCGCGCCGGTGTGCCAAAATACCGCCAGATCGGCCACGGTATAGGCGATCAGCACCACGGCCTCCAGGATCAGCACCTTGTCCATGACGCCCATTTTCCCCTTTTCCCCGCGCAGTTGGCGGCGCAGGTCCCGAACCTTATGCCGGAGGCGACGCAGGGCGGCGCGGGCCAGGAGAACCCCCAGCGCCGCGCCGATGGCCCAGGCCACGGCGGCCACAATAATGGTTTTCATCATGCTGCCACCGTCAGCAGGTAAATGATCCCTGCGCCCAGGGCCGTGACAAGCGCCCCCACAATGCCGTAAATGATTTTTTCCACCATGCCGTCCCACCGCTTCGCGGGTTTCTGCTCGATGGTTTCCACCTTGGCGTCCAGCTTGGCCACGTCGGCCTTGATCTCCGCCATGGCGGTGGTTTGGTGCTTTTGCTCGGTGGCCATGACCTCCACGGCGGTGGCCAGCCGGTTCACGGCGTCAATTTGCCCGGCCAGTTCATTGATCCGGTGGGTGTTGGATTTGCTCCGGGCGTCAACCTCTGTCAACTTCACGGCCATTTCTTCCTGGTTCACCGGACCACCTCCCCAATGGCGTCCGCGTAGTCCTTGCGGACCGCCGCGATCTCCTCCTCATGGCGGAGGGCGCCCAGCTGGGCCAACTCCATGGCCTGGGCCTGTATAATCACATTCATGCGGTCAATGATCCCGCACAGATCCGCGATCACCTTTGTGCTGTTCATTTCCGCGCCCCTTTCTTTGCTCCCACCAGATCGGCAATATGCCGCAGATCCTCCACCGGGGCCTCGAAAAACGCATGGCCCCACAGCCAAAAGTCCGGGCTGTCCTGCCGGCGGTATTTCTCGCACCGGGGATCCTCCCACACTTTATTCCAACGGGCTTGGTGGTCCTTGTCCCGCGTAGACAGTCGGGCAATAATGGAGGCGGTCAGCTGGCCGCGCTCCATGCCGTTGCCGTCGTCGTTCCGGGCAAAATAGTCATGGGCATTTTGGGAGGTGACGGCACACAGTGGCGTGTCGTTCAGGACCAGGAAACCGTCCACGGCCTGCACAGGTGTCCCCCATGGGACGTTTGCCGGGCCGCTGACGCCCATAAACCGCGCCCGCCGCGTGGTGATGTACTCGATCCGATCCACGGCTTACACCTCCGCCGCAATCTCGGTCCAGCCATACACACCAGGCTCCCACACGTTTGCGTCCACGTCGCTGGTCCAGTGTTTCCCATTGTGGGAAACCTTGGCGTCCTTTGCATAGGCGTCCGTGCTGCCCACGGGCTGGGACCATTCGGGCCACTCCTCCGCCGGATCGGAAATGGCCACCCACAGGCTGGGGGCCGCGTCCGGCGTCCAGTCGGATTGTGACGTGTGGGCGGTCAGACACTTATACAGTTTCCCGTCCGTGTGCTTTCTGATCTGCCCCTCGGTGTATGCCACCGGGTAGGCCCACATGGCGAACAGGTCCGCGTGTTCCATGGCGGTGGTGGCGTCGATGTTTCCGGCCTCCGCCAGGGTGACGAACACGATCCCGCCAGCGTCCGCCGCCTTGGTGATTTCCACCCCGGCGTCGGTTTCCTCCAGCATGACCGTTTCCACGCCCTCCATGGCCGTGCGGCCCAAAAGGTGATACGGGACGCCGCCCAGGGCGATCCCCGCCGCCTCCTCCTCCTGGCACAGGACAAAGCACCCATTTTCCGCCTGCTTGATGTAGGTGGGGGCCTCGGTCATGGCCAGGGTGGCCCCGTCCTTTGTGATCTTATACATGGTTTGCACCTCCAATAAAAATTGCATGGAATAGCCGGCGCAACCGCAGCACCCGGCCATGGTCGTCAAAGTTTTCATAATAGGCGATCTGGCCCTGCAGCCATTGTTCCACCTGCTGGACCGTCATTTTTCCGGCGTCCACCTGGGTTTTGAAATACCGCATTTTCCGCCGCGCCCGCTTCATGCCGTCCCGGCAGCCGTGGGTTATCACCCGCCCGGTGTCGGTCAACTGAAATTTGGCCTTGCAAAAGCGGAACGGTTTGGAAATGTCCACGATCTTGCTTTTGTTCCGGTTGACGATCAGGCCCATGGCCTCCGCCCTCTGGATCACGTCGTCCCGGACTTCCTCCGCCCGCTTCATGCTTTCCAGTATGGCGTCGTAGTCGTCCATATAGTGACCGGCGCCATGGATCCGCAGTTGGGCCTTGATGTAGTTATCCAGGGCAGAGGGCAAAGACACCATTTCCTGCTGGGACGGCTCCACGCCCAACATCATGCCCCGGTCCCCAGGCACCGCCGTCACAATGGCGTCCGCCACGGCGCGGATCCGTGGGTCCAGGATCAGCTTTTGGTGGCGCTCATAAATCAGGGCGTGGGGTGCTGCCGGGAAAAAGTGGTGAAAATCCATCAGGAACACGGCGCCCTGGAGGCCATACTGCTTGTAATGGTCCCGCAGGTGCTTTTTCAGGCGTTTGTAATGGAAGTGCAGGCCCTTTCCCTTTTGGCTGGCCCCGTTGTCGTAGATCATGCCCGGCCCGTATAGCGGCGCCAGCACCTTTTTGGTCAGGACCTTGTGGATCTGGCGGTCATTGATGTGGGGCGCGTCTATGGGCCGGACCTTGCCCCGCTCCCGCAGGGTGAACTTGGCCGTTTTCCCTGGTTTCCATTTTCCGTCCAGGACCCGCCGCCGGCGCTTGGCCGTGCCGGAAAACAGGTGCCGTTCAAAGTTTTGGGTGGACTGTTTCCAGCGGACACCGTTGCAGCACTTTTTCCCATAGAAGTACATGGAACGGTAACTGAAAACTTTTTCAATCGGCCCCAGGGCGGCGCTGCGGGCCTCTCGCTTTGCCTGCCGGCGTTTCCGGCGGCGTTGGTATCGCGCCTCCCGGCGCTCCTCGCTGGTCATAATAAGGTTTTTCGCCCTCCGTACAGTTGTGGTGTTGGTGTGCGTCTAAACTGCGTAGGCCCGGCGCATGAAATGGGGATAGCACAATACCCCACCATGCAAGCAGCGTCCGCGCAAGGCCCACGGCTGGCAGTTTTAGGCTTTCGCCTGGGAAGTATTTCTCCTTTTACTTTGGGTCCGGTTCACCTGTCCGGTTACTGCATTTGACCCAGCCCATTTTCAGGGCGTGTAAAATCCGGGGGCCACGCCGCGCGAATTGTTCGCGTTGTTATTGTTGGCGCTGCCGTCGGTGTTGACAAGGCAGAAATTGTTGGAGTTGTCGGAATTGACGGACCGGCACCACGCATTGGCCGCCGTCGAGAGTGCCGCCCTGCCACCACGGCACGTTTTCAGAAATACACCCATAACCAGCTTTTACTTTCTCTTTTTGTCGCTCTCCATGACGTTCCGCAGTAGGGTTTCCTCTTGGTCGATCAACTCGCCCAGGCTTTGGGACATATTGTCCAGGCGGTCCATGGCCTGCTGCGGGGTAATGGTCTTTTTCCGGCCTTTCCGCTTTTGGTCCTCCGCTCCGGTGCCGTCACCCTCCGGGTCGTCCATGTTCTTGCAGTCCTCGCTATCCCGGAAACAGCCTTGGGGATTTTGGTACATGACCTCATAACAATGGGCCAGGCGCACGTCCAGGGCGGAAAGGGAGGCCATGGCCTCCAGCAGGTGGGCCTTTCGCAGATCCTTGCGCTGCTGATCGGACGGGAAAATTTTATTTGCCTTTTCGGCGTTGTCGATCACTTCCCCGGCCAGCTTGGCCACCGGCTCCGCCACCAGGCGGGAATACCTGGCGGACAGCC